GCTTGCAGTATTTGTTCCGAATGAACCTGATTTAGTAAATCCTGTGTGAAGTGATGCGATGTAAGAATCAACATGCTTTGCAATTGCGTCTGCTGATCTGTTAACTAATTTTTCAAATGTGTCAGCATTACCCCAAAGTTTTGAAAGGTTATCTACACGTTTGTTAATATAAAACCACTGATCAATGTTCAATGACTGAGATGTCATATCAAAATCTGATGAAGTCATTTGACCGTTAGTGATTGCTGTTGAATAGTCACTGAGATAAATATCACCCAGTGTGTTTATGATTACGTTGTTTCCCGCTTTTGCGTCACCAGTATAATCACGATTAGTTAATGCTCCAAAAACAGTTTTGGTATCAAAATTAACGATTGTTCTATCTGACCAAATTTTCTTGAAAGCATTGTCAAAATTTGCTAATGCCATAATATTTTCCTTAAATTAAATTTATTTTCTTATTGTTATTTAGACATACCAGTGCGTTCAAAATGCCGTCCTGTTATAAAATTTAGCCAGTATGTTTTTACCAAACTGTCAGAGTTATCCATCACGTATCTACCGTAATGTATAACTATAAATATAGATTTTAATTTATTTTTGTTTGACTATCTTATGAAAATTCTTTTTAAATTCTTCACTTGACATCTTTGCAACCTCTTCATCAGTGAATGTTGTTCTTTCAGGAGCACTATTAGCTTTATAATTTACACTTCTACCATGTTCCTTAAATCTTTCATCCACTTGTTCATTTACACTAATATTAAAATCTTTTATAAATTCATCAATGTTATGGATTGTTTCATCAGCATCACTACCTAAAAGTTTATGAACATATTTTGCTGGTATTTTTCCTGAAGCATATTCCAATGCTTTGTTAATATGTTGTTCACGCTTTCTTTCATTTTCTGCTTTATCTAATCTCTCATTAATAAGTCTTAATTGTTTTTCTGCCTCAGATTCATTCTTATGTTTTTCTAATCTTGCACGGACTTGTTCCTCAACTAAACTATTCATTGTTTGTGTTTTAAATGTTTCCAATGCCTTTCCAACTTTTCTATCAGCCCAACTTCTAACTGCAACATCATTATTTAAATAAGCTGTTTCCAATTTGTCTGGGTTAACTTGTTGAAGTTCATTTATTACTGCTGATACTTCTTCTGTGTTTGCATCTTCTTTTAAGAAGGGTTTTAATTTATCTATCATTTTAGTTCTCCTTCCGCGTTATCTACCGCGTTTGTTTGTGTTGAATAGTATTTATTTATTTCTGGGAGCACAATTGCATTCATTCCCTTTTGCATTGCCTCACCCAAATGTTTTGCTTGTGGGATATGAATGATGCTAAACAATCCATTCACAATACAATATCCAACAAATACTGTCTCTTTATCTGTTGTTGGTTGTTTTTCAAATTCATCAACCATATCTCTCATTTGTTGATGGTCTGTTAATGGAACTAATTTATTGAATTGCTCTTCTGAGGTTGGAATTATAACAAGTTTTACGTTCATATTTTCTCCTTTGCCGTGTTTCAACCACGTTTTATTAGACTGAATGTTATGTTATTATTATAAATATATATGTCCAACCAATTTTGATAGGTCTAAGGGGGTCGTAGGGGGTTCTAAATAGGTAATTATACCTCTTCTAAATCAAAAACAATATCACAATTACAGTTAATATCATGTTCAGGAGCACCTGACAAACCTGGGCCTTCAGTTGTTGTTCCATCAGGGAATGTGAATATTCCATTCTCATCAGCAATTACTCCATTCATCTCCTCATGTTCAGGACGGCTATTCATAAACATACATTCCCAAATTAGAATTTGTTTGAATCCCAATTCTTTTGCTGCTTGTTCTGATTCTTCAAATGATAATAATCTTGCTTCATTACTTGCACGGTGACTTTCTGTTTTCACAATTCTTAAAGCATCACTAACAGATATATTTAATTGTTTTGTAATTTCTCTGGCAACCACTTCATAATTCTTACCTTGCAAAACACCTTGTGTGATTTGTGTTCTTAAAATTTCATTGGCCTTATTGATGTTTGATATACCTTTTGTTTGCCAATTTATTTTAGCAAATTTATTATTAACAATAAGTGAATTGGCAACATTAGGATTCAATATAGCAAAACTTAATTCATTACCAACAACTGTTCTTAAATTTTCTTGAACAGCATTGAAATTATATTCAACAGCTTCCTTAACTCCTTTTTTAGTTGTCTTTAATCCCTTAACACCGGCATCCTTTAATGTTTTTTCTATTTTATCTATAACACCAGACAACCTTTGTGTACTCCAATTATTTTCATAATACTTGGCAAGTTCTGCTTTCATCTCAGTCAATGCTTTTTTATACTCAGTAATAATTTGTTTTTCATAAGCAGCCAGTTTTTTTCTTGACTTCTGATTAGACAGTTCCATCAATTTTTTTAAACTATTTCTTAATGGCATTATTCACTTCCAGTTGGTTGCATATTTATTTCTTCCAAATTAATTAGACTTCCGTTTTCTGATTTTTCCTTTTCAATTCTTTTCAATTCTTCTGCCGGATCATTGATGAATGGAAATAGTGAAAGTTTTGTCTCCTCAGAAATTTGACCTGAAAGCATTTGGCCGGCCTGCGCATAATACATAACATCAATTGGTAAGTCACGGACAAAAGTGAATATCATGTCATAAGGATTTAGTTTAATATTTTTCTTTGCCCAAATGTCAGTTAACAAATCATATTGGTCATAAAGTGCCTTAATAAATTTTCTTTCCTTTTTAATTGCTTTAGATTCAAGCTGTTGAAATTTTAGCCGACGGCTCAAACCACTTTCCGCATTACCACTAAATACATCATTGTCAAAATCAATTGTTGATGACAATGAAAAAATATTTTCCTTTAATCTTGTTATGTGCTTATCAACAAATTCTGTTGGTAATGCTTTTGTAATGAATTTAATATCCATTCCTTCAGGCAATTGGAATGTTCCTGTTTGTCTTGCTCTTAAAACATCTTCTTCTTCCATCATTCCACCGATAATTCCAAGGTATGCTAATCTAAATTCTTCCAATTCATTTTGTGCATCACTTACTACAATATCAAGTCCATCAATTAAACTTTCAACATTTTCAAAATCACCTTTCTCTAAATTTGTATTTGCAAATTTTACTACTGGAACTTCATTAAATAAATGGGGTTTTGGATTTTCTTGTTCATCAGGGTCTAATTCAAATCTATTTTTTTCATACTCAAAATAGAATGTGACAGTGTCTGAATTATACAGTTCTACCTTCCACCTTTTACTAAAAGTTTTTGTTCTTTGGTCATAATAATCTATTTGATAGTAAATAATTCCATATTGCATTTTATCAATTGTTGGATCATAAACAAAAATTGTTTCCCAAGGATTTAAATTCATAGTTCTTAACAATCCATTGACATCAATGTAATATAATCTTGAACCATAACCACAAACACTTGCATATTCACCAGTGGCAGCATCTAAATCAGCAATGCTATTTAATTTATTAAAGTTGTCAATTGATATTTTAATTTCATCTGATTGCTCTTCATTGTATGGTGTGTGGTCAAATGAATAGACAATTGGAATGCCGTACATATATCCAACAACTTGTGAAATGATTGTTCCTCTATAATCATTCGCCAATTTATTATTTTTTTTATATGCATCTGGCATTTGGCGCGCCTTAATAGGAACTTCACCTTTGTATCTTTCCCATAAACCTATCATTCTATTTCTATCAGGCTCAAATGTTTTTATCAAATCATTGATGATTAAACTATCCAGTTCATCATTGTTGAATTTTATTTTTTCATATAGCAAATTATTATATGTTGCAATCATTTTGTTTTCTCCTTTTTACAATATTCTTATGCCAGATTTTGCAATCTTCTTAAATCTCATTGGGTCACTTGCATATCTCAACGTATCCATGCAATGATCATTCCCAACAGTTGGTTTGTCTAAATACGTATTTGAATCTTCATTATACAAATAAGCATAATTTCTTATTTCTTCAATTGTGTTTTTACAGTCTGGATGAATTAATAATTCCTTTGATTTTAAGAAATTTATTCCTGACATAATTGAGTTAGGTGATTTGTCACTTACACGACAGTAAATATTATTTTGCTTCATTTCCTGTACATTACCCGGTGACCTTGCGTCAGCAATTACTAATACAGTTCTTGGAACTATATTTTTCATTTCATCTATAAACTGTTTTATCGTTATTCCTTTTTTATAAAATTCTTTAAATATAAATACTTTGTCTTCAAGAAAACCTACACCCAACAAAACATTAGGATCATTAAATCCAAAATCAACGCCTGCATATTTAGTTTTATAATCATTAAAGTTGGTTGACATATCATTAGAAATTTTCCAATTGGTGTATATCATGTTGTCTTTTCTTTCACCCCAACTTCCATTTAAATAAACACCCAATTGAACTGCATCATATTTATAAGATTGGCGTATGCGATACTCATAATCATCTCCAATATAATCGTTGTCCTTAAATGTTGAATGATAAATTCCAACAGGATTGTATTTTCCTGTTTGAAAAAAATCTTCATATAGCCATGAACTTTTATCTATTGGATTGAATGATAAAAGTGTTTGTTTATAATTTTCACTTTCACCTCTAAGACGTATATTCAATTGTTGAAAATCATTTCTTGATAATGCTGTCGCTTCTTCAACCCAAATGTTTTTTATACCCGGCAAACTTTTGATATTTTCAGGCTCGTCAAGTCCCATAAATAAAATTTTGTTTCCATTGTCTTTGCATAAAATTTCCAATGGTGAAACTGTTATATGAAATAATTCATTCATCTCATAAGTATTTATTACATCAAGACAAGTTTGAAAAGCAAATTGTCTTAACCTACTACCTGTTTTCATTATCACTAAAGTTCTATTATCATTTTCATTTATAGTTCTTAATAGAATTTTCTGTGCTGCAAAAAATGATTTTCCACTTCCTGCTCCACCATATAACACCAAATATGGTTTTTCATCAAACATTGCAGGTTCAAATGCTTTATTAACTTTAAAATCTATTTCAACTGTCTGATTCATCTACTTCTTCATATTTTATTTCTTCAGTATTTGTTTCTGTTATTTTTTTCAAATCCTCATTTGTTGGATTTGTAAATACAACTTTGATACTTCTATTTGTTGTTTGAACATCCATTATTTTTTTCTCATTCCATCCAAATGCCAATTGCAACATTAATTTTGCTGCATTCACATCACCTTCTTCTGCCTTCTTTGCAACACCTTCAAGAATTGACATTGCCCTGATTTTATATTTATTTGATATTTCATTTAATTGCATGTGTTTCAAATGTTTATAAATAATTGGCCTTGTCAATTGACATATTTCTGCCAATTCAGTTACCTTGGGTGCTTTATTATTTGCCTCAACATAAGTTGTGTAGGCATCAATTATTTTTAAATGATTTGTTTCCCAAGTTTTGTTTTTTGTTGATTGAATTTTATCTTCCATTATACACTTCCTGAAACTCTTTCTTTTATATTTATTGATGACTTATCTATTACATAATCTGAGCCATCTGTATTTCTATGCCAAACTATTTCATATGTATAACATGATGCTGTAACATTTGTTAATGATGATGAAATATTAAATACAGCACGTCCTGCCGCACCTGATGTTGTCATATCAGCAGAACTTGTCAATATTATTTCATCACTATCTTTTAAATAAAGCATCATTGTGTCTGATGAAATGTCTGGTGCTGTTCCTGAGACAATTAAGTCTACATAGAAATTTTTAGTTGTGTTTTTATAAAAGTCATTTAAAGGCATTTTGTTTTCTCCTTATTTAACATATTCTTCTTGTGTTCCTGGGCTATCAGTTTGATAATGAACATCAAAATATAAACCTGAAACTTTGTTTGGATAATTATTTGCAATTGTGTTGTCACGGTATAATCTACAATAAAGTATTGATGAAAAATCCTTTCCTGTTCCGTCAATTCCTGTTTCATTATCTGCAATTAAATGGTACCATTGTTTATTACTACTAAATGATTCAGTCATTAGAAAACTTCCAGTTGTTGCAGGAAATTGTTCAGCAACATCAGCCCAATAATATTCTAATTTAAATGCAACACTTCCTGTTTCGGTTCCCCAAGGACTAAAATGAAAGTGTGGTTGTATTGTTGTACCTGACTTATATCTATGACTAAACTGAACTTTAAATTGAATTTCATCAGCCTGTGTATGAATAAAGTTTGTAGATAAAAAGTTTGCATTGCCACGAAAACCTGTTTCAACAGTTGGTGCAGTAGAACCTAATCTCCAACCTTCAGCACTAATTAACATATCATCCCAAAAACTTGCTGAACCTACATAGCTCATATTTCCTGAGTCATTTACTTGCCAGTAATTTCCACCTTTTACATCACCAACTTTTAAACTTCCTGTTATTTCAACTGAACCAGTAATGTTTACTGAACCTATAAATTTATGTGTGTCTGCTGAACGACGTCCAATCTGTGAAGAACCTGAAAGGTCAAATGAACCTGAAATACCAAGTTTGCCTTCACCATTAAATAATAAACTGGCACTTGGACTACTTGAAAAAATTCTTAATGCATCACTTCTACTATTTCCTGCTGTTACAATTCCAAGTGCATAACTTGAAGTGATGGTATGCCAAATCAACAAAGATGCATGATCA